GGAAGTCGAGTAAGTGATGAAGAATTATTTACTCGACTTTTATATTATGGTTTAGCTCATTTAAATCTATCTTATGAAGAGGTATGGCTTATGCCTTTTGGATTACTACTAGATTTATGGGAATGCCATAGACAATTTAATGGAATAGCTAAACCAAAGAGAGAAGTCTTTATAGACGATATTATTCCAGATGGGATTTAAGGAGGTGAGTTATAATGGCAGATAATTTCGGATTGAAGATTGGTGTCGAGGGAGAAAAGGAATTCAAAAGTGCTCTTTATAGTATCAATCAAAGTTTTAAAGTTCTAGGATCTGAAATGAAGTTAGTTGAATCCCAATTCAGTAAAAACGATACTTCTATACAATCATTAACAGCTAAAAACCAGGTGTTAAATAAGGAAATAGATACACAAAAACAAAAAATAGAATTATTAAAAAATGCCTTAAATAACTCTTCCGAGTCTTTTGGAGAAAATGATAAAAGAACTCAAGAATGGCAAATTAAATTGAATAATGCAACTGCTGAATTAAATTCTATGGAAAAAGAGTTGAAAACCAACGAGGCTGCACTTGATAGTGCTGGAACTGAAATGGACGATGTATCTAAAAGTGCAGATAAGATGGGAAATGATATAGATGATGCAGGAAATAAAGCTGAAAATAGCAATGGCAAGTTTGAAAAACTAGGTTCAGTCTTAAAAGGAATAGGTGCAACAATGGGAGCAGTAGCTGTTGCGGCAGGAGCTGCGGCAGTTGCTCTAGCATCTAAAGTTGTATCAGCTTATGCAGAATTTGAACAGCTTGAAGGTGGTGTTAAAACTCTATTTGGTACAGAGGCATCTTCGGTTGAAGAGTATGCAGCAAGTGTTGGTAAAAGTGTAGGAGAAGTAGAAGGAAAATATAACTCACTTCTTGCAGCACAAAAACAAGTCTTTAATGACGCCAACAATGCTTATAAAACAGCAGGACTTTCTGCAAATGAATATATGAATACAGTTACATCTTTTAGTGCTAGTTTAATATCATCATTAAATGGAGATACTGAGGCAGCAGCAAGAGCAGCAAATCAAGCCATAGTTGATATGTCAGATAACGCTAATAAGATGGGTACTGATATGTCCTTAATTCAAAGTGCATACCAAGGTTTCGCAAAACAAAACTATACAATGTTGGATAACTTAAAATTAGGATATGGTGGTACTAAAACTGAAATGGAAAGGTTATTGAAAGATGCCGAGAAAATCAGTGGTGTTAAATATGACATCTCTAACTTAAATGATGTTTATAGTGCAATTCATGTTATTCAAACTGAAATGGGAATAACAGGTACTACAGCGGCAGAGGCTGAAAAGACAATATCAGGATCAGCAAATGCTATGAAAAGTGCATTTGAAAATTTACTAACTGGATTTGGTAATGCTGATGCAGATATGCAAGTTTTGGTTAAAAACCTAGCTGACTCATTAAATACGGTTATTAAAAATATAACTCCAGTTTTAAATAATATAGTATCAGTTCTACCAACGGTTCTGGATGCTCTTTTAGGTGCAATAGGTCAAATGTTGCCAACCTTATTAGAGGCAGTCACAGAACTTTTTTCTAGTTTACTTGAAACTATATTGAATTTAATTCCAGAGCTTATTCCAACCGTAGTTACGGCATTAACCACAATAATAGAAACATTGGTGGAAAACCTACCACTATTAATGGATGCAATTGTAGTTATATTTACTTCTTTAATAGAAGGAATAGGAGAGTTACTACCTACATTAATACCAACTGCAGTTCAAGCAATTATCACAATTGTTAATGGCTTAATTGAAAACCTACCGATGCTTTTGGATGCAGCACTTCAATTGATAATGGGACTAGCACAAGGATTAATCACTGCACTTCCAATTCTTATAGCAGCACTTCCAGAAATTATAAATGGTATCGTGACATTTTTATTAAATTCAATACCACAAATAATTCAAACTGGAATAGAACTTCTTACATCGTTAATTGGTGCTTTGCCAGACATTATAAAAACAATAGTTGAGGCAATACCACAAATAATTGATGGGTTACTTACTGCTTTGATGGAGTCAATACCTCTTATTATTCAAGCAGGTATCGATTTACTTATTGCACTTATACAAGCACTTCCTCAAATTATAACAACCATTGTAAATGCTATACCAAAAATAATAACTGGAATAGTTAATGCCTTAATTGGGAACATCGATAAAATTATAATGGCAGGAGTTCAGTTATTTGTTGCATTGATTAAGAACTTGCCTACAATCATTGTAGAAATAGTAAAAGCAGTACCACAAATCGTATCTGCATTAGTTAATGGATTTAAAAATGGTATAGGGTCATTAGCTGAAGTAGGTAAAAACTTAATTCAAGGTTTATGGAATGGTATCAATAATGCTAAAGATTGGGTGCTTGATAAAATCAAAGGTTTTGGTAAGTCAATTCTTAATGGTATTAAAAGTTTCTTTGGTATTCATTCTCCATCAAGAGTATTTAGAGACGAGATTGGTTCAAATCTTGCTTTAGGTTTAGGAGAAGGTTTTACTCAAGAAATGAATAATGTTTCTGATATGATGGAAGATGCAATTCCTACTGACTTCAATGTTGGTATGACTGCTGATGTAGATAATATTGGAATGAATGCTGACTCATATTCAAAAGATAATTTGGTTAGTGCTTTTCAACAAGCTCTAAATGGTATGAGTATAAGAATATCAGAAGACGTGTTTGGAGAATTAGTAATTGATAATGTAGAAAAGGTGGTGTATGGATAATGGCAGAAATAACATGGAAAAATAAATCAAGTAAAGAAATAGAAGGACTTATTATCACAAATACGCCACCAATTACTAAACCAAAAATGAAAGTAGATAAAATCGAAATCGATGGTAGAGATGGAGATATTATAGAAAAAGTAGGATACGAAAGTTATACAAAAAATGTAGGAATAGGACTAGCTAGAAATTATGATATTGATGAAGTAATAAAATACTTCACAGGAGATGGTGAGCTCATATTAAGCGATGAACCAGATAAAGTGTATATTGCTAGTATATTTGATGATGTAGATTATGAAAGACTGTTACAAATTAGAAAGGCAACAGTTAAATTTCATGTTCAACCATACAAGTATTTAAAAGATGAAAGCAAGGTTAGTTTAAGTATTACTACTCAAACATCAGTTGAAGTTGAAAATAAAGGCTTAGAAGTTTCTAAGCCTATTTTTATGCTTGAAGGTTCTGGAACAATTGAAATAGCAGTTAATGGAATAAACATATTTAAATATACATTCCCAAATGGAGAAAACAAAGTAATAGTTGATAGCTTAAAAGAAGAGGCATACTTGGAAGGAGTTTATAAGAATAGAAATATGCTTGGAGAATTTCCAAAACTAGAAGTAGGAAATAATACTATTTCTTGGACAGGAACTTTAACCAAAATAGAAATTGAACCGAAGTCGAGGTGGTTGTAATGATTAAAGTTTATGATGCAGACGAGAGATTATTTGACCACAATGGATTAAAAATATTACATCCTAATAAAGCAGAAGTCTTTATAGAAGACAATGGCGACTACTATATAACTATTGAATCATCAATTGAAGACTTACCATATCTTCAAGAAGGAATGATTATAAGAGCAAAAACAAGATGGGGAGAGCAAGGATTTAGATTAACTAATCCAGAAAAGAAAAACACCAAAGTATCTGTAAAAGGATATCATCTTTGGAAAGACTCTCAAAACTATGTAATCGTTGATTCAAATGTCGTTGATAAAAATTGCAATGATGCATTGGATCATTTAAATAGTGCTTGTGATGTTGGTACACCTTTTACAACAATATCAGATATTACAAGGATTAATTCTACTAGAGTGATTAGAAAAAGTTTAGAAGAGGCAATCTCAATCGTTGTTGAAAAATGGGGAGGACACTTATATAGAGATAACTGGGTTATTGGAGTAAAAGAAACAATAGGAGCTGACAGAGGCATTGTAATTAAGTATGGAAAAAACTCAACTGACATAGAGGTTAAAGAAAACTGGGATAATGTAGTAACAAAAATACTCCCAGTTGGTTATGATGGAATAACTTTGCCAGAGGTTTATCTTGAATCAGCAATGCAATATTCAATTCCTTATACAAAAGTTATTAAATTTGACCAGGATATAAATCAAGATGATTACAAAGATGAAGATGGAAACCTAAAAGAAGATGAGTATAGAGAGGCATTAATATCTGATTTAAGAACTCAAGCAATAGCATACCTTGAGGAAAATCAGTACTTCAAATGTAATTATAAAGT